ATGGGGGGGCGCGGCGCGGGCAAGACCCGCGCCGGGTCCGAATGGGTGCGCCGCATGGTCGAGGGGCCGACCCCCGACTCGCCTGGGCGATGCCATCGCGTGGCGCTGGTGGGCGAGACCTTCGATCAGGTGCGCGAGGTGATGGTCTTTGGCGAAAGCGGGATCCTGGCCTGTTCGCCCCCCGACCGGCGCCCGGTCTGGGAGGCGGGGCGCAAGCGGCTGGTCTGGGCCAATGGCGCGACCGCCACGGTCTATTCCGCGCGTGAGCCCGAGGCGCTGCGCGGTCCCCAGTTCGACGCGGCCTGGGTGGACGAGCTGGCCAAGTGGAAGAAGGCCGAGGATGTCTGGGACATGCTGCAGTTCGCGCTGCGTCTTGGCGCGCATCCCCAGCAGGTGGTGACGACGACGCCCCGCAATGTGGGGGTGCTGAAGCGCATCTTGGGCAATGCCAGCACGGTGGTGACCCATGCGCCGACCGATGCCAACCGCGCCTATCTGGCCGAGAGCTTCCTGGCCGAGGTGCAGAGCCGCTATGGCGGCACCCGGATGGGGCGGCAGGAACTGGACGGCGTGCTGCTGGACGATGTGGAGGGCGCGCTGTGGACCACGGCGATGCTGGAGGCCGCGCGCGTCGATGCGGTGCCCCGGCTGGACCGGATCGTAGTGGCCGTCGACCCTTCCGTGACGGGCAGCCGGGCCAGCGACGAATGCGGGATCGTGGTGGCGGGCGTCGTCACGCAGGGCGAGCCCGCGGACTGGCGGGCCTATGTGCTGGAGGATGCCAGCGTGCGCGGCAGTCCGATGGATTGGGCCCGCGCCGCGATCGCCGCCATGGACCGGCGCGGGGCCGAGAAGCTGGTGGCCGAGGTGAACCAGGGCGGCGATCTGGTCGAGACCGTGGTGCGCCAGATCGACGCCTTGGTGCCCTTCAAGGCGCTGCGGGCGTCGCGCGGCAAGGGCCTGCGGGCCGAGCCGGTGGCGGCGCTGTACGAGCAGGGCCGCGTGAGGCATCTGCGCGGTGCCCTGGGCGCGCTGGAGGACCAGATGTGCCAGATGACGGTGCGCGGCTTCGAGGGGCGCGGCAGTCCGGACCGGCTGGATGCGCTGGTCTGGGCGATCCACGAGCTGATGATCGAGCCCGCGACGGGCTGGCGGCGACCGCAGATGCGGCGCCTGTGAGCAGCCGGGGGGCAGTCTGCCCCCCGGACCCCCCTGAGGAAATTTGGGCCAAGATGAAAGCGCCGTCCCGCCGGGGCGGCGCTGTCGCATGGCGCTGAGATGGAGGCGAGCATGGTGTTTCGATTGTTTTCGCGGGAGGCGGCCGTGGCGCCGGAGGGGGCCGTGCCCGAGAGGAAGGCCAGCGCGGTGGGTCGCGTGGTGGCCTTTGCCAGCGGCCCGGGGCGCGGCGGGGCCGTCTGGTCGGCGCGCGACACGGGCAGCCTGACGCGGGGCGGCTTCGTGGGCAATCCGGTGGGCTTTCGCTGCGTGAAGCTGATCGCCGAGGCGGCGGCCGCCGTGCCGCTGGTCTGCGCGGACCGGGCCAGCCGCTATGAGGTGCATCCGGTGCTGGACCTGCTGCGCCGGCCCAATCTCGGGCAGGGCCGGGCCGAGCTGTTCGAGGCGCTGTTCGGGCAGATCCTGCTGTCGGGCAACGGCTATCTGGAGGCGGTGGGGGCTGCGGCCTCGGGCCTGCCCGAGGAGCTGCATGTCCTGCGGTCCGACCGGATGAGCGTCGTGCTGGGACTGGACGATTGGCCCGTGGCCTATGACTATGCCGTGGGGGGGCGCAAGCACCGCTTCGACATGACGGGCAGTCCCGATCCGGTCTGCCACGTGAAGGCCTTCCATCCGCAGGACGACCATTACGGGTTGTCGCCCATGCAGGCGGCCGCCGTGGCGCTGGATGTGCACAACAGTGCCAGTGCCTGGTCCAAGGCGCTGCTGGACAATGCGGCAAGGCCCTCTGGGGCGATCGTCTACAAGGGGGTGGACGGGCAGGGGGTGCTGAGCCCCGAGCAGTACGACCGGCTGGTGGGCGAGATCGAGATGAACCACCAGGGCGCGCGCAATGCGGGGCGTCCGATGCTGCTGGAGGGGGGGCTGGACTGGCGCCCCATGGGGTTCAGCCCCGCCGACATGGAGTTTCACGAGACCAAGCTGTCGGCGGCACGCGAGATCGCCCTGGCCTTCGGGGTGCCGCCGATGCTGATGGGCATCCCGGGTGACGCGACCTATGCCAATTACGCCGAGGCGCACCGGGCCTTCTATCGGCTGACGGTGCTGCCGCTGGTGGCGCGGGTCACCGCCTCGGTCGCGTGGTGGCTGTCGGAGCATCTGGGGGCGGAGGTCGAGCTGCGGCCCGATCCGGACCAGATCCCCGCCCTGGCCGAGGAGCGCAACCAGCAATGGGCGCGGATCAGCGCGGCGGGGTTTCTGAGCGATGCCGAGAAGCGCGCCCTGCTGGGCCTGCCGCCCCTGGAGGGGGCGTGAGGCATGGAGGGGTCGCGTTTCGTCAAGGAGGGGCTGTGGCACGACCAGCGCCTGGAGGCGCAGGAGCGGATTACGGCGCTGCAATTCGGTCAGGTCGAGCGTCGGTTGGAGCGGATCGAGGCGATGATCGAGGGGCTGGAGCGGCGGTTGTGGATGACCGTCTACGGCGTCGTGGCGGTGATCCTGACGCAGGCCGTTCAGGGAATTCTGGACTATGCGCCAAAAGGGGGCTGACGAATGGTACCGGGGCTTGAGGTGAAATTCGCGGGCGGGGCGCCCGTCCTGACCGAGGGGCGGGTGATCGAGGGCTATGCCAGCCTGTTCGGGCTGACCGACCAGGGGGGCGACGCGGTCCTGCCGGGGGCGTTCTCGGCCTCGCTGGCGCGGCTGGGGGCCAAGGGGGACAAGGTGCGGATGCTGTGGCAGCACGATCCCACCCGCCCCATCGGCGTCTGGGACGAGGTCCGCGAGGACGCGACGGGCCTGTGGGTCAAGGGGCGCCTCTTGCCCGAGGTGGCGCAGGTCCGCGAGGCGGCGGCGTTGATCGAGGCGGGGGCCATCGACGGGCTGTCCATCGGCTATCGCACGATCCGCGCCGAGCGGGATGCCAAGGGCCGCCGCGCCCTGGCCGAGGTCGAGCTGTGGGAGGTGTCGCTGGTGACCTTCCCGATGCTGCCCGAGGCCAAGGTCGGCCGCAAGGAGGCCGAGGATCTGCGCGAGATGGCCGCGCTGTTCGCCCAAGCGGCCGAGGCCCTGCGGGGCGCATGAGGGTTTCGGGCCGGGCGGGCGATGCCCCGCGCGGTCCATCCGGAGGTTCGGACCGGCCATGCCCCAGGCGGGCCGGCGCGGTCCGGCAACAGGGGCGCGGCCCCGTTCATCGCGATGAGGAGACGACCATGACCGAGGTGAAGGCCGCGGCCGGCGGCGACATGCCTGCCGACCTGAAGGGGGCCATGATGGGGTTCGTGAACGAACTCAGGGGCTTTCGTGACGATATCCAGACCAAGCTCAATGCACAGGAAGAGCGCATGACCATGATCGACCGCAAGACCGCCCTTCGGGGCCGCGCCCCGCTGTCCGCCACCGCCGAGGTGGGCGTGCCGCATCAGAAGGCCTTCGACGCCTATCTGCGCAGCGGCGACGATGACGGCCTGCGCGGGCTGGTCCTGGAGGAAAAGGCCCTGACGGTCGCCAGCGACGGCGGCTTCCTGGCAGCGCCCCGCGTGGCCGAGACGGTGCAGAGCGTGCTGCATTCGGGCGCCTCGCTGCGCCGCCTGGCCAATGTGGTCACCGTCGAGAGCGCCGTCTATGAGGCGCTGGTCGAGAAGGGCGACACGGGCGCCGGCTGGGCCACCGAGGCGGCCGCGACCGAAAGCGCTAATGCCGGGATCGAGCGCATCAGCATTCCCGTCCACGAATTGTCGGCCATGCCCAAGGCGAGCCAGCGCCTGCTGGACGATGCGGCCTTCGACGTGGAGAGCTGGCTGGCCGAGCGGATCGCGGACAAGTTCGCGCGCAGCGAGGCGCAGGCCTTCATCCGCGGCGACGGCGTGGCCAAGCCGCGCGGCCTTCTGGCCTATCCGACCGCGCCCGCGGCGACCGCCACGGCCAGCCAGATCGGCTTCGTCATCAGCGGCAGCCTGGGCGAGTTCCCGGCCGCGGCCCCGGCGGATTGCCTGATCGACCTGGTCTATGCGCTGGGGGCGGAATACCGCGCCAATGCGACCTTCCTGATGAACTCGAAGACCGCGGCGCGGGTGCGCAAGATGAAGGATGCCGATGGCCGCTTCCTGTGGACCGACGCGCTGAGCGCGGGGCAGGTGTCGCAGCTGCTGGGCTATGGCGTGATGATCAGCGAGGACATGCCCGACATCGAGAACAACGCGCTGGCGATCGCCTTCGGGGATTTCCGCGCCGCCTATACCATCGTCGAGCGTCCCGACCTGCGGGTGCTGCGCGATCCGTTCAGCGCCAAGCCCCATGTCCTGTTCTATGCCACCAAGCGCGTCGGCGGCGGCGTCACGGATTTCCGGGCGGTCAAGCTGCTGAAGTTCTCCTGATCTCTTCGGGGATCGGGTGAGGGGAAGGGGGCGCGTTTGCTGCCGGTCGTTCCGGTCTAGCAACTGTCCGCGCGCGCTGATGGCCGGCGTGCGGGCGCGTCCCCTTCTTTTCCCATTGCGCTGGAAGGCGGGCGGGCCCCCCGGGCGGGGGCCTGCCTACGGTGGTGATGCGGACGGATGGCACGGGAGGTTCGCGAGATGATGCTGATAGAGGAAACGGCGCCTGCGGCGGAGGCGCTGCCGGTGGCCGCCCTGCGCGGGCATTTGCGGCTGGCCCAGGGCTTCGAGGGGCCCGAGGATGCCGCCGAGACGGCGGCGCTGGCGGGCTTTCTGCGCGCTGCGATCGCCGCGATCGAGGGGCGCACGGGCAAGGTTCTGCTGAAGCGGCGCTTCCGGATGCAGTTGGACGACTGGCGCGACCGGCTGGGACAGGCCCTGCCGCTGGCGCCGGTCCATGCCGTCGAGCGGATCGAGATCGACGATGGGTCGGGCACCGTGACCTCGCTGCCGCCCGAGGGCTGGCGGCTGGTCCCGGACCTGCAACGCCCGGTCATCCTGCCCACGGGCGTGGTCCTGCCCCATGTGCCGCGCCGGGGATCGGTGACGGTGACCTTCCTTGCGGGCTTCGGCGAGACCTGGGCCGATGTTCCGCCCGATCTGGCGCAGGCGGTCCTGCTGCTGGCGGCGCGCTATTACGACGACCGCAGCCGGGACGAGCGCCATCACGCGATGCCCTTCGGGGTCAGCTCGCTGATCGAGCGCTGGCGGGCGGTGCGAACGCTGGCCGGGCGCGGCAACCGGGAGTGGCGCTGATGGCCCTGCCGGATCTGACCACGCGCCTGGGGCTGGAGACATCCGAGCGCATCGCGGACGGGCTGGGCGGGCACGCCACCGTCTGGCGGCATCTGGGCTGGCTCTGGGCGCATCTGGATGCGCGCTCGGGGCGCGAGCAAGGCACCGGGGCGGGCCTGATCAGCGTCGTGCAGTGGCGCATCACCCTGAGGGCCGCCCCGGTGGGCGATCCGCGCCGGCCGCGCCCGGGCCAGCGGTTCCGCCTTGGCCCCCGGCTGTTCCTGATCGAGGCGGTCGCGGAACACGACGGATCGGGGCGGTTCCTGGACTGCTTTTCGCGCGAGGAGGACCTGACATGAGCTATGGGGCGGGGGTCGCCTTGCAGGCGGCCGTCTATCAGCACCTGCGCGCCGATGCCGCGCTGGCGGATCTGGTCGGCGACGCGATCTATGACGCGATGCCGGTCGAGGCGCCGAGCGGTGTCTTCGTGTCCTTGGGGCCCGAGGAGGCGCGCGATGCCAGCGACGCCACGGCCCGCGGGTCGCGGCATGATTTCGTGATCTCGGTGATGGCGGGCAGCGACAGCGGTGCGGGCTTCGGCGCGGTCAAGGCGGCGGCGGTGGCCGTGGCCGACGCGTTGGAGGCGGGCGGGCTGGTCCTGTCGCGGGGCCGTCTGGCCGGGATGTGGTTCCTGCGTGCCTCGGCACGCCGGGTGAAAAGCGGTGCGGCGCGCCAGGTCGACCTGACCTTTCGCGCGCGCATCGATCTGACGTGAGAGGACAGGACAATGGCGGTACAGAACGGACGCGATCTGCTGATCAAGATGGATATGTCCGGCGACGGCACGTTCGAGACCCTGGCGGGACTGCGCGCGACGCGCCTGTCCTTCAACGCCGAGACGGTCGACGTGACCAGCCTGGAAAGCGAGGGCGGCTGGCGCGAACTGCTGGGCGGGGCGGGCATCCGCAGCGCGCAGATCGCGGGCTCGGGCGTGTTCCGCGACGCGGACAGCGACGGGCGGGCGCGGCAGGCCTTCTTCGACGGCGAGATCCCGCTCTTTCAGGTGATCATCCCAGATTTCGGGCGCGTCGAGGGGCCGTTCCAGATCACCGGTCTGGATTATGCCGGCAGCCATGACGGCGAGGCCACCTACGAGATGGCGCTGGCCTCGGCCGGGGCACTCAGCTTCGTGGCGCTGTGATGGCCAATGCGCTGCGCGGCGAGGTCGCGCTGGTGCTGGACGGCCAGCCCCATGTCGCCCGGCTGACCCTGGGCGCGCTGGCCGAGCTGGAGGGCCAGCTGCAGGCCGACGGGCTGGCCGGGCTGGTGGCCCGGATGGACGAGGGGCGGTTTTCCAGCAGCGAGATCCTGGCGGTCGTCGTGGCGGGCCTGCGGGGCGCGGGCTGGACCGGCCAGGCGCGGGACCTGACGGCCGTGCAGATCGGGGGCGGTCCGCTGGAGGCCGCCCGGATCGCGGCCCGGCTGCTGGCGCTGGCCTTC